TTCCCCGAAGTTGTCTTGTTCGTACTGTTGCACAATACCGATAACTTCAAAGGCCTTATCTCCAAGCCATTGCTCGGCTTTGTAGTAGCCGATTATGTAGTAATCTTGGTTGAAAGCGTAATAATGAATGTATGTCGTCGACATTGTGCGCGATCCATTCCGGGCTTTGGTCTTCAAGCCAGTCTGTGAAGTGTTTTTTTTATCTCGTTGTATTTGTAATAAGTCATTTAGCTTATCCTTTCGGGCCTGATTGCCCAGTTTGGTGCAAGGGCGCACCCTGTAACGCCTCTCGGAAGAGGCGCTACCGGCTGAGTCCTTACAAGTAGGCCGGTTGTTGCCATGTTTGGTTGATATCGTCACCACGTTTTGGCATTAATAAGGCGAATCCGTCGACTTGGTGGCTCTCGATAACTGCGGCGTTAGTATCATTCGACCGGATATGAATAGACTCGGCTCCTAGTTTGCTGAATGTATCCGAGACAGTTTTTACCAAGGCAGGGTCAAAATTCACTGGCTCTGCGCTTGATACTTCATTCGGAATCACTCCGCGCCATTGTGGGAAAGTAAGATTAGGGCAAACAACATCAAAAGACGTGTCCTGAATCCGGACAATTGCCGCCCCGGTAAACTGACTTCCGGCTACAACATCGGATTCAATGGAGAGAATCTTGGATTCTTTCCGGCTGGGCTTTGCTGCCCTGATAATCTCTGTCGAGACAGGCAACAAAATCGGGTGCACTACTAACCCGTCCGGATCATGTAGAACAATCATTGTCGAGCCATTGGTTGCAATGACCAATGCGCCGTCATTGCAAGACTCAAGCCGAATTGATTGAAGGTACGGCCGGTGTTGGTCCTTTGAACAATAAGCGCTTGCGGCATGAATCAAAGAAGCATTAATTTTTACTAATTGCATGGGATTCCCCTTAGGTTAGTGGGCGTTTGCCCGTCTGAATTTGGCGATTACTGGAATCACTAGAAGTGGAATGAGACAACCGGCGACAATGCCGAGGGTCATATGGGTTAATGCTGGATCAAGAATAGCGCCGAGAGCGTCGGAAACAGTATTCCCAATTCCAGCGCCAACAACAGCGCCAAGCCCTATCTGTAAGCGCTTTGGCAGGAATCTTTCGACTTCCAGGCCGGTAACAGCGCCCACAATTAGAACGGCGTTATCGATAAAGCCAAAAACGAGACCATCCATTATTTTGACTCCGGATATGCGGCGAATGTCCAGCCGCTCTTGATGGTTCCAGGTATAACCGGATTTTCCGTGGCGTGCTTTTGGGCGTCTTCAAACAATGCAGGCAGCGCGCCACTTCCCTCATAGGAGTCGGTCTCAATAATAGCGTCGTTTTCGTCGGATAAATCATAGTCAACCAAGTCACCATTTGAGGCGAACGCGGCTGCAATAAAGTCGAGATTCTCGGGCAATCCGTGACAGGGCCAACTAGCTTTGAAATCGTCGATTGCCTTGCGTTCTATAGTTATAATCCTCATTTTTCGGACTCCAGCGTGATAACGAGCGCGCCGCTAAAGATGGCGAAAGAACCGCACATTGTCAGAAAGTGGTGAAAAGTGAATTCGGAGGGTGCAATCACTGCCCATAGGACATGGGACAGACACACTGCAACCGACATGAAAGTGGTAAAAAGTGCTAGGTTCGGTATAAGTCTGTTAGACTTCATTGGGAAAATCCCCTTTGGGTTGTTGGGCCTACGCCCGAATCAATAATGGATAGTACCAAATTGGCCCTATAGTGTCAATTCAACTAAGGACACAGAATGCCCATTAAAAAGGTCGGAGAGAAATGGCGGTATGGCAGCGCGGGAAAGTTATATCGGAGAAAGGCAGACGCATTAAAGCAAGCTCGTGCTATATGGGCAAACAAGAGAAAGGTCATAAGTAATGGCAGCAAGACTCAATCCCGAACATGACACTAGAACTAGAGCCAAGATACAGACAAGTCAGCTAGTCAACCGCTTGATGAAACACGCAAACGGAAAGTGCGAAATGAGCCAAACGCAAGTAAGAGCTGCGGAGATACTATTAAGGAAGACATTACCGGACTTGAATGCCACGGAAATGCTTGCTGAGATTAGGAATTTCGTTGTTTCTGCTGAGCCACTAACGGAGGATGAATGGTCCGCGCAATACAGCCTCCCGAACTAAACTCGGTTGTCTGGAGCCCGCAACCGGGCCCACAGAAAGCACTGATTGATTGCCCGGTACCGGAGATTCTATTTGGAGGCGCTCGCGCTGGCGGAAAAACGTCGGGCGTTCTCGGGAAATACGCGATTAAGGCGAGCAATAAGCATTTCAACGCTATTTTCTTTCGGAGAGAGCTGCCGAGCCTGGACGATGCCATCGAGGAGTCAAAGTCGATCTACCCCCAACTCGGTGCTCGGTGGAACGAACAACGGAAGTTGTGGAGATTCCCGAACGGAGCACGGATTCGGTTTAGGCCCCTGGAGACAATCGCAGACTGTGACAAATACCAAGGACAGAATATCTCCGACTGCTGTATAGAGGAAGCAGGCACTTATCCCGACTCCCGAGTCATCGACCGGATGCAAGGTGCACTCCGCTCGGCGTTCGGATTGCAGACGCAAATGATTCTAACCGCGAACCCTGGAGGCGTCGGCCAACAGTGGATAAAGGAAAGATATATTGATGCCTGTCCGCAAGGTATGAAGGTGTGCGAGCGTAACGTCGGGCGCGGCAGGAAGCGCAAGTTTGTTTACATCCCCTCGAAGATTACAGACAACAAGATACTGCTGCGGAATGATCCTGATTATATCGACCGGCTGCATTTGGTAGGCTCGGACGCATTGGTCAAGGCATGGCTAGAGGGTGACTGGAATGCGGTCCAGGGTGCCTTTTTCGATTGCTGGAATGAAAACCACATTATCAATCCCATCCCCATCCCCACATACTGGCTCAGGTTCCGGTCCTTCGACTGGGGCAGCGCAAGTCCTTTTTCAGTAGGCTGGTGGGCCGTTTCGGACGGCAGCGAAGTAGACGGTCGGGTATATCCAAAAAATTCACTTATACGTTATCGTGAGTGGTACGGGGCGAAGGGTCCGAATATTGGTCTGAAATTAAGCAACGGGGATATCGCTTACGGAATTCGTTCCCGCGAAAAAGAAAAAATCACATATGGGGTTGCCGATCCGTCTATTTTTATCTCTCAGGGCGGTCCTTCCATTGCAGAGCAGATGGCAAAGGAGGGTGTAATGTGGAGAAAAGCGGACAACAGAAGGGTAGGAAAGCAGGGTGCCATGTCCGGCTGGGCCGAAATGCGTTCAAGATTGATTGGCCAGGACGGAAGACCAATGATATATACATTTTCAAATTGTCTGGATTCGATCCGAACTATCCCCACGTTACCCCATGACAATGTGAGGTTGGAGGATGTAGACACGCGAAGTGAAGACCATGCTGCGGATGAATGGAGATACGCCTGCATGTCGAGACCGTGGATGACCAAGGCACCTGTTACGCCACCTGATTTGATTAAACCTGAAACCTTTGATGAAATGCTGAAATGGACACAGATGATACGCGGAAACGCCTGAGCGGCACAGAACTCGTACAACGCTGGAAACACGAGATTACGTTAAGCAGCAAACGCGAGGCAAAGTGGCGTAAATCAGCGGAAAAGATAGAAAAACGTTTCCGCAATGATCGGCCTGTAAAAGGCAAGAATTTCAATATTTTGTGGGCGAATACGGAGACGTTGCGTCCTGCACTGTATTCAAATACGGCAAAACCGGACGTTCGCAGACGTTACGGGGTAGGAGACGCAGCCGCCAGAGGTGGTGCGATGGTAATTGAGCGCGGCATCGAGGCGATGGTTGACAATTCGGAATTCGACGTTTCGATGGAGCGTGTCGTGCAGGACATGCTATTGGCGGGCAGAGGGATCGCAAGGGTCCATTACAAACCCAAATATGAACTTGTCACCACGCGGATGGGGCTTCAGGAAGTTCGTTCCGACATGGAACCGCTTTCCAGGTTTGTCGATACAAACGGCGAGGAGCAGAGGGCAGAATTCGATGATGACGGGGCATTTTTCTCTACCGAGGAAGAAGTCCTGGTGGATGAAACCGTAGAGATTCAGTTCATACCGTGGGATCAGATTCGTTTTTCCCCTGCAAGAAGCTGGTCCGAAGTAGACTGGATTGCATTTGAATCCATCCAGACCCGTGATGATCTGATTGAGAATTTCGGCGAAAAGGGAAAGATGGCTCCCCTTACCGTTGCTCCTGATGGCTACGATCCCGAATTACCGGACGATATTGTCAAACGCTGTAGGGTCTGGGAGATATGGGACAAGAGAAAGCGGGAGGTTATCTTTATCGGGGAAGGTGCAGAAGAACCTCTTGACAGACGCGATGACCCGTTAAACTTGAAAAACTTCTTCCCCATTCCGAGACCTTTGTATTCGGTTGAAACAGACCGGACGATGATCCCTGTACCGGAATTTACCTTGTACAAAGATCAGGCTGATGAATTAGACGACATTACCGGACGGATTGACCATCTGGTAAATATGTTAAAAGTCCGTGGTGTTTACGATGCCGCCAATGAAGAGCTAGGGAATATCTTTAATACAGCGGAAGGCACTATGATTCCTGCTCACAACTGGCAAGCATTTTCGGAAAAAGGCGGCTTCCGTGGGTCAATGGATTTCATTCCTATTGAATCGACGGCACAGGTTCTGGTTGGAATGTACCAGGAGAGGATACGTTTGATTCAGAGTATTTATGAATTAACTGGTATATCCGATATTCAAAGAGGTTCCTCGGACCCGAGAGAAACCAAAGGCGCACAGTTGTTGAAAGCGCAGTTCAGTAGCCTTCGATTAATGCCGAGGCAAAAGAAGGTTGCGAGATTTGTAAGGGATTTATTTAGATTAATGGCGGAAGTAATCGGGGAAGTATTCTCACCGGAGACAATGACCCGTATGACAGGTCTGCCGGTCACTCCTGAGATACTTGATTTGCTAAGAGATGACGACTCTTATCAGATCGAAGTAGAAACAGATTCAACTGTGATTGCAGATGAAGCAGCAGACAAGGCTTCAGTCGCGGAATATCTGCAAGCGGTGGGAGGGTTTATGCAACTTGCAAATGCAGGAGGTTTACCATACGAAGTATCCCTGAAAATCCTTCTCTGGGCATCCAGACGCTTTAAGGTATCCCGTGAGGTAGAGGATTTACTACAGGAGGTTCCGCAACAGCAGCAGACGGATATGAAAGACCAGGCGACGATTATGAAGGAGCAGCAGAAAGCACAGATCGCGCAACAGAGGCTTCAGCTCGATGCGGCGAAACTTTCCAGTTCCGAACGCCTGAAACTTCAGGAGCTTGATTTGAAGGCAAGAGAACTCGAACAAGAAAAGATGGAAATAATGTTTAAGGCACAGGCGGCTCTCGGTGCGTAAAACTTATATAATCAGAGACGGGAAGTTAGTTCCCAAGCATCAAGAACGTAAGAATGTTCATAACGTAATTGGTGATTTAAATCCGTATGAATCCATTATTACCGGAGAGATGATTGGAGGCCGTAGACAGCATCGCGACCATTTGAAAGATCATAACTGCATTGAAGTTGGCAACGAAAAGTCCAAATTTATGAGGGATAGAAATGAGCGAGACTGAGACGGAAGTCATCGAAGAAAAACCAACAGTCGGAGACGACCTGCGCGAAGCATTAGCCGCTGCGGAAGAAGTAGTTGAAGATACACCGGAAGAGAAACCGGAAGAAACAGAGATTCCTGAAAAGGAAGCAGCGCCCGAAGAGGGGGTTGCAGAGGCCACGGGGGTAATTGCGCCCGAGCACTGGCCGACCGAGGAGCGTGAAGCATTTGGAACGCTCCCCGAGGAAGCGAAAACATTCGCACTGACTCAGGGGGAACGCCTTGAGGCACTTCATCAGAAGCGCCAAGAGGAGCTTGCTAGTCAGCGTGAAGTACTAACCCGCTTAGCACCTATAGACCAAGAGTTAGCGCCGTACAGGGAACAGCTACGATTGGAGGGGGTGGACGAGAGAAACGTTGTCAAACAATTAATGGCGATACGGACTTCTCTTGCAACCGCGCCCAAAGAAACAATTCAGTGGCTGGCTCAACAGACCGGGGTGGATCTAGGTTCTGTTAATGATGAAACGTTTGCCGATCCAACGGAACAACGTCTCAACGCGGTTGAACAGCAAGTCGCAAATGTAAACCAGCAGACTCAACAGGCTATTAGCCAAACTCAAGTTGATGCTGCAACGCGACAAGCGCAAACGATGATTGATACTTTTTCCACTGTAAAGAACGACGACGGAAATTTGAAATACCCGCATTTCGAGGCAGTCCAAGGAGCCATGACGGAACTGGCGACTGCTGATCGTGCTGCCGGGAAAACCATTGAGCTTGAAGATGTTTATCAACGAGCGGTTTGGTTACATCCCGATACACGAGAAAAACTCTTAACAGCGCGGGATTCAAACAACGAAGCCGATGTAATTGCAAAGGAAAAGAAAAATCAGCGCCAGCGTACAAGCCGTGCAAGACGCGCAGATACGACGATCCGTTCCACTGCTGAAGCTCCTTCTGTCCCAGACAAAAGTCTCCGACAGGAATTGAGTGATGCGTGGAAAGAGGCAACAAATTAGAAGGATACCCAAGCGATGGCAGCTCCGAATCTTTCGGAGATCGTAACTACTACTCTGCGGAACCGTTCAGGCGAATTTGCAGATAACATTACGAGTGACCTCGCGCTACTTCGTAGATTGGAGGAGCGTGGGAATATCAAGCCCGCTGACGGTGGCCGGACTCTGGTTCAAGAACTTGAATATGCAGAGAACTCGACATTTCAGTACTACAGTGGATATGAAGTCCTCAATGTAGCACCGAGTGAAGTATTCTCCGCTGCTGAGTTCAACTGGAAACAAGCGGCAGTTAATGTTACTTGGTCTGGTCTCGAAGCGGACATTCAAAATGCTGGTCGTGAGAAAGTTATCGATCTTTTGGAAGGAAGAATTTCCAACGCCAAGAGAACGATGGCAAACAATCTCTCGACAGGTATTTTCTCAGACGGTACTGGTAGTTCAAGCAAACAGGTTGGCGGGCTGCAAAGTCTGGTAGCTGATGCTCCGACTAGCGGTACAGTTGGTGGAATTAACAGGGCGACTTATTCGTTCTGGAGAAATAAGATCTATGATTTCTCCGATGAAAGTATAACCGCCAGTGCGACCACCATTCAGGCTGCAATGAGAACCCTTTATTTATCATGTAAAAAGGGGTCATCGGCGTCTGAAGCTCCTGACTTTGCCGTAGCTGGCACTTCATACTTTGAGTTCTTCTGGAATTCCCTGACGACAATTCAGCGGATTACCACGGATGACACGGGTACGGCTGGCTTCGATTCACTGAAGTTCAGGAAGTCGGATGTGTTCCACGACGAGGATTGTAGTACTACTAGAATGTATATGCTGAATACTCAGTATATTTTCTGGCGTCCTCACCGGAATCGCAACATGGTACCACTAGAACGTAAGGGTGCCATTAACCAAGATGCGACCGTAGTACCAATCGTATGGGCTGGGAATATGACCATGTCCAATGCCGCCCGTCAGGGCGTCATACTAGCTTAAGGGGTAAAAATTATGGCTTACATCTTAGGCATTGATGCCGATGAGACATCCACCACGGATGATCACGGTTTAGGCGCTATCGGGCAGAACGTAACGTCCGATGGTGTAAAAACCTTCAAATGGATGAAGTACGATACGGGTGCTGGTAGTGTAGCGGCTGTATCTGGACAAGTGGCGTATTACTACACGCTTGACGGATACAAAAACCACACTTGCAGTTCCGATCTGTCTGATTCCGTGGAGATTGGTGCTGGCGTTTGCCAGTCCGCTCCAGGCGATGGTGAATATGCTTGGTTCCAAATTCAGGGACCGGCAACTCTTGCTCTCGCTTTAACTGCTGGTGCAGACGGAGATCCTTTAACTCCCACTGGTGCTGGCGCAGATGGCACATTAGACGTTTCCGCTGCGGTAACAGACAATGTGTGTG